CGGGAAATCTGTCTGCAGCCCTATTACAACTATCCCTGGGGGACGGTCCTCCGTTATGCTCCCGACAGCAAAGTCGGGGACATCGGCACGGGAAAAGTCGAGGACAAACCCGCCGGCGCCGTCTCCGCGGGCAGCAGCGCTCCGGAGACCGAGCTTCGCGGATTCCCGCTGCTGGCTCGCGGCAGCCGGGGCTGGCCGGTCGTAACGCTGCAGGGCGCTCTGATCGCCCACGGGTACAGCTGCGGCCCGGACGGCCCCGACGGCGATTTTGGCTATAACACGCAGAACGCGGTCTGCCGCTTCCAGCGAGACTCAGCGCTCCCCGTCGACGGCGTCGTCGGCGACAAAACATGGACCCGGCTGCTGCTGGGATAGAGAGGAGGAGAAACCGATGGGAAATTTAAGCCCTGCGCAGGCCACCGTTCTCGCTGCTCTGCTGTCCGCGCTGGCCGCCATTGTTGTGGGCGTCATCAATGCCCGGTCTCAGCGCAAAAAATTCACGGCCGACATGCTGGCCCGCGACGTCGAACGCGAAAAGGCCGAGGCCGTTCGGAATGCGCAGCTCGAAATGTGGATGAAAGAGGTCGACAAGAAGCTCGACGCGCACAACGGCTATGCTGAAAGATTTTCAAAAATCGGCGAGGACATCGCAGAGATCCGCGCCGACGTAAAAAACCTATACCGGAAAGGAGCTTAACCATGAAACTGAGCGACACCGCATACGACATCATCAAATGGCTTTCCCTGGTGTTTTTTAACGCCGTGGGCGTGCTCTACAAAACGCTGGCAGGCGTCTGGAACCTGCCCTTCGGCGAGGAGGTGCTGACGACCTGCGCGGCCATAGCGCTTTTCCTCGGCGCCCTGATCGGCGTGAGCACCGCGCAGTATAACAAGGACGCCGGAATCTATGCCGGAGCTCACGAAAAGACGGAGGAGACGGAGACTCCGGGTGATGTGTAATAGAGTGTGAAATAGCGGAACTTTTTTGACCATTCGCGGCCATTTGCCTATGAAACGCAAAAACGCCGGAAGCCTTGATTCATCAAGACTTCCGGCGTTTTCTATGGTCCGAGTGACTGGATTTGAACCAGCGGCCTCTTGAACCCCATTCGCCGGAAGATCCGGATGCAGCAAGGGCTGGGCGGTTTTGGTGTGAAGTGCGCGTGAAATGGTGTTTAATTCGGACACGGTCAGAGGGCGTCGATGATGCGGCGGAGATCTGCGAGGGGGACGTCCTGATACTCGCGCAGCTGCTCGGTGCTGGTGTGGCCGATCAGGGCCAGCTTGTCGGCGTCGGCGCCGGGGACGCGCTTCATGAGCGTGGCGAAGGTGTGGCGGCAGGAGTGCGGCGTCACGCGATGCCTCCCCTGCTCGTCGGTCGGGTTCGGGATCCCGAGGCGCTCAAGCAGGGCATAGAACGAGGCGCGATAGTCCTTCAGACTCTCCTGGGCGCCGTCCCGGCCAAAGGCGAAAGCGTCGGGATTTTCCCCAATCCGCGCGTCGATCCAGGACTGGATCTTCGGCGAGACGGGGACGGTCCTCCCCTTCCCTGCCGCCGTTTTGATGCCGCCGACGAAGGTCCGGGCCGCTTTGTCGTAGTCCCGGACGCGCAGCTGCAGCAGGGCGGTCGGGCGGAAGCCGAGATAGCAATGGCAGAGGACGCGCTGCGCTTCGGGATCGCCCGCGTCGGCGGCCTTGCGGATCTTCGTCAGCTCCTCCTCCGAAAAGCCGGTTTTCTGGCTGGCCGCGCCGGAGGCCGTGAGGCGCAGGAAGGGCGCGAGGTTCCGGTCGTGCGGGATCACGTTGCGCGGGATCCCGTACTTGTACACAAGGCCCAGGGCGGTGCGGGCGTTTTCCTGGGTCCTCCGGCCGGCCTCGGCATCGTCGAGGCACTCCTGCAGGTCGTCGATGTCAAGCTCCTCCATCGGGACAGCCCAGAGCGGCTCGAAGAGCTTAAACCCGGAGCGATAGCAGTTCATGGTGCTGCGGCTGCGCTCGTGCGTCGGTTCCCACTGATCAAAGAGCTCTTTGAGCGTGATGCGCGTCCCCTTCCGGGCCGTGGCCGTGCCGGCCCGCGGACGGCGGTCGGCAAAGCCGAGCTTCGGCAGGGCCTCGACCGCGTCTTTCTTTTTGTCAAACTGGCGCGTGACCTTGAGGCGGCGCTTGTGTGGCTTCGTGCCCGGCGGCGCGTCCGGCGGCAGCGGGTCCGCGATATAGCCGAGCGTTTTCTCGGCGCAGTATTTCCCGTTCGGGAGCTTGTACACCGAGCCGAGGCCGTTGCCCCGGCTTTTTGTTTTGCGGCCCTCCGGCTGCACCTTTTTGCCGCAGCGCGGGCAGAAGTTCGCGCCCTCGGGCAGCTCGGCGGCGCATTTCGGATTGCGGCAGATCATGACTTCCTATAAACGACGGTCAGATCCGCGCGATAGATCATGCCGCCGAGGCCGCGGGCCTCGTCATCCTCGTCCTCCGGGACGAAGCGGCTCACGTCCAGGTGCGCGGCGCTGACGCGATCGAGCACCGCGGCCACCTCCGCGACGCGGTCGCTCGGGATGTTGCCGACGCAGACACCCTCATACTCGACGCGGATCGCGTCGGCGCCTTTGTAATCGTACAGCTCCAGCGTGACGCGGCCGGTCCCCTCGTCGGCCATGGCGCTCTGCAGGGCGCGCTGGCGAGAGGTCCCGTCCTCGTTTTCAAAGGTGACGCCGGCGAGCTTCGTGACGATCACGCCATGCGCGGCGTCCCACTCGGCCTGCCTGCGCTCGCGCTCCGCCTGTTCGCCCTGCAGCTGCTCCCGGAGGCGGCGCTCCGTCTCCGCGCGGTCGGCTTCGTAACGCTCCCAGGCGAGGTCCGCGGCGCGGTTCCGGCGCTGCAGCAGGACAGCCGCCAGGCCGAAAGCCAGCGCCAGGAGCAGCGGCCGCCACCAGCCCTCCTGCTCGTAGATGTTCGTGGCCGTGAGTTTTAAGACGCCGGACATGAAGCAGGCGACGGCCAGGATCAGAAACAAAACGAACGAGGTGCGCCTGGACCTCTTCGGCGGCTTATCCATGAAGATCTCCCCCTTTAAACTGCACAATGAACGACGCGGCCTCGATCACGACGCCGCGTCTTTTGTTTCTCCTATCGGCGGCATCCACTTCTTCAGCGCCAGGAGCACCATCGCCCTGGCGTCCTCGTCGGCCTCCCGGAAGGCGGCGATCAGACGCGCCTCCTCGTCGGTCAGATCCGGCGCGGTCTGCTCCGAGCGGCCCAGCAGGTAGTCCGCGGTGCAGCCGAAGATGTCGCACAGCTTGTGGATGGTCTCAACGTCAAGACTGCGATAGCCTGTCTCATAGTTGGAGATGGCAGTGGCCGTGCAATTTAGAATCACAGCGAGGTCGGACTGCTTCATTTTTTCTTTTTGACGAAGATCTTTGATCCTGTTCACCATGCTCACCGCCTTTAGAAAAAGTATACAACAATTCACCTGTTTTTTGTGCGTATCTCACGAATCGTGGATTTTACTTGCAATTTACCTTGACATTCCACGATTCGTGTTTTATTCTATGCTTGCTCCACGTTTCGTGGAGTTATCGACACCGCCCACAGAGTTTTCCACAGGGCGGGACAACTTAATCGTTCTGACAGAGAAAGAAAGGAGAACGACGATGAGGACTTTTCTGGAGGCGCTCGCGCTGGTCTGGCTGCTGGCGCGCGAGCAGGAGAACCCCGAGGACGGGGAGGAACGGGACGCGGCCCGGTATCTGGCGACGCTGGGCGACAGACGGAAGGAGGCGGCGGCATGAGAGCCTACAGTATCTACCAGGTCCGCCTTGAGCACCTGCGCAGCTACGGCTTCCGCAGCCTGGAGGCGATCCGCCGGGATCATCCCCAGCGGCTCGGGCTGCCGCGTGAGGCGTGGGAGCTGGTGTACGTTTACGAGACCGAGAGCGAGCCGAGCCTGGACTGGCTGTTCTGCCTGTTCAACGACTTCGACGGCGAGATCCGCCCCGAGGACTTTACCGGGCGCAGCATGAGCGTCTCGGACATCATCGAGACGCCGGACGGCAGGCTCTGGTTCTGCGACAGCAAGGGCTGGCAGCAGGTGCAATGGGAGGAAACGACATGACCGTGAAAGAGTGGAGAGAGCAAAACCCGGACACGGGCTACACCATGGTTTACGCTGCGGACGCCGGCAGCTTCGGGCGGAAGGGCGGCTCTGTTTACGGAAGCCGCGAGGTCACGGGCCGCATGGAAGTGATCGCCATCGAGACGAAACTGCTCACCTTCCCGCAGCCGGTCGAGTTCCCCGTGCTGCACGTTTGGGATCCGATCGTCTGCCGCGGCCCGCGCCCGGAGGCGTGAGGATCTCCCCTATTACACTATAAGCCCGGCGGAGGACAGAGACCATGCAGGAGAAGTACAGAAATATTTATCAGGACGCAAGGCGGACTGCCGGGCTCACGCAGGAGCGATGGGCCGAGGCGCTGGGGCTGAGCGTGGAGGCGGTCCGCCAGTATGAGACGGACCGCTGCCTCCCCTCCGACGCCGTGGTGGCGCGGATGGCGGAGCTGGCCATGCTGCCGCCCCTCGGTTACTGGCACCTGCGGCACAAGAGCACGCTCGCGGCGGCGGAGCTGCCGCCGGTCGAGCGGCTGCCGCTGGCGCAGGCCGTGGTGCAGATGCTCGCGGCGATGCGCGCTTTCGAGGCGCAGCACCGGGAGGACGATCTGATCGGGATCGCGGCCGACGGCTGCGTGATCCCGGACGAAAGAGAGAGATTCGCGTCGATCGTGCGGGATCTGCACGGGATCGTGCAGGCGGCACTGCAGATCGACTACGCCGAGAAAGGAGAATCGGAGTGAGAATGCCGAAGAAACTGGAAGGCCTCGCCCCGCGCCGGAAGGCCGCGGGCATGACGCAGGCGCAGCTGGCCGAGGCGATCGGCGTGGAGCGCGCGGCGCTGGGCATGTGGGAGATCGGGGCGAGCTGGCCCTCGGCCCGCATCCTGCCCGCCCTGGCCGACGTGCTGCTGTGCACGGTCGACGACCTCTACGAGGCGCCGGAGGCCGGGGAATGACCTGCCCGTGGTGCCGAAGCGACAACGTGATGTGCAGGGACAGCCGCCCGGCCGGGATCGGCCGGAGACGGCGCTACGCCTGCCAGGCGTGCCGCGGGCGCTTCTCCACGATCGAGATGCCCTACATGCTCGAGCGCGAGATCCAGCGCCGGGCGAAAAACAGCGAGGAGAAACAGACATGAAAACGCTGGAAGAGATCGAAGGCTGCGGGAAGACCATGCTGCAGCCGGCCGACATCGCGGACTTCATCGGCTGCGATCCGCAGTCGATCCGCGTGCAGGCCAGAGCCGCCGCCTCGGCCCTGGGCTTCCCCGTGATCCGCATCGGATCGCGGACGCTGATCCCCCGGGAGGGCTTCGTCCGGTTCTGCCGGGCGATGCATCTCGAGGAGACGGCGCGGTGGAGGTGACGGGCATGGGCGTGATCCGGGTCGAGCACAACGAGAATTACACCGTCATGTCGAACGAGCACCTGCGGGATCCGCGGCTCAGCCTGCGGGCCATGGGGCTCATGAGCCGGATGCTCTCCGACTCCGACAACTACCGGCACAGCATCGCGGGGCTCGCGGCCGTCTGCAAAGAGGGACGCGACGCCGTCCGCAAGGCGCTGCAGGAGCTGGAGGAGGCCGGGTATCTCGTCCGGGAGCAGACGCGCCAGGGCGGGAGCTTTTCCGCCTGCGACTATACCCTATACGAGCACAGCCGAAATCCTGTCGACGGCTCACCGTTGACTGAAAATCCGACGACGGTAAACCCGACGACGGTTTTCCCGTCGTCGGAGAATCCGACACAAAGAAATACCAAGAGCAAAGAAGTACCAAAAGAAGAACCCCCCAAAGCCCCCCAAGGGGGGCGGCGCAGGGAGCCGAAGGAAGCGCCGGACTGGAAACCGGAGCGCTTCGCTAAATTCTGGCAGCTATACCCGCGGGGAGAGGCCAAACAGGCAGCGATCAGAGCGTGGGACGCGCTGAAGGCAGACGATGATCTGCTGATCGTCATGGGCCGGGCCTTAGTCTCGCAAATGGCAAGCCGGGAATGGAGCGAAGGCGTCGGGATCCCCTACGCAGCAACCTGGCTCAACCAGCGCCGCTGGACCGACCAGACGAAGGCCGCTCCCCTGCCCCAGGCCGCGAACGAAGGGAGGACGGACATCGGATGGATCTGAGCGAACGAGCGACGCCGCGCAGCTATGACGCGCAGGTGGCCGTAGTCGGATCGCTGCTGATCTCCCCGGAGTGCGCGGGGCTGGTGTTCGGGCAGCTGCAGGAGACCGACTTCGGCGATCCCACCATGCGGACGCTTTTCGGGGCGCTGCGGGCGCTCTGGCTCGCGCAGACGCCGATCGACCCCGTGGCGCTGATCCACCGGGTCGGCGAGGCCTATACGCAGACGCTGGCCGAGGTCATGGCCGCCGTGCCGACCGCCGCCAACGTGGAGGAGTACACGAAAATCGTGCGGGCGGAGGCCCAGCTCGGGCGGATGCGGCAGCTGTCGCTGCAGATCCTCGACGCGAGGAGCGCCGACGAGGCGGCCGAGATGCTGCGGCAGGCCGAGGGCCTGCTGGCCGAGCGGCAGAGCGCGGCGATCCGGTCCTACGGCGAGATGGCGCAGGACTTCCTCGACCGCATGAACGACAAGCGCCCGGCGGACTACCTGGACTTCGGCTTCCCGCAGCTCAACGAGAAGGTCGCGATCTCGCAGGGCCGGTTTGTAGTACTCGCGGCCGAGAGCAGCGTCGGCAAGACGGCGCTCGCGCTGCAGCTCGCGCTCGGCATCGCCCGGGGCGGGAAAAAGGTCGGCTTCTTCTCGCTGGAGACGAGCGCGGCCGACGCGATGGACCGCATCGTGGCGCAGACGACGGACGTGCCGCTGCCGGCGATCAAGCACCGCCGGATCGGCGAGGACTATGCCAAGGCCTGCTGGGACGCGCTGGAGAAGAGCTACGAGCTGCCGTTTGAGCTGATCGAGGCGGCAGGCAGCAGCGTGGAGGACGTGCGGGCCGTGACGCTGGCCCGGCGCTACCAGGTGATCTTCATCGACTACGTGCAGCTGCTGTCGGCCCCAGGCGACAACCCGGCGCAGCAGGTGCGCACGATCTCGATGGAGCTGCACCGCATGAGCCAGCAGCTCGGCGTCACCGTGATCGGGCTCAGCCAGGTCACGCCGCCGCCGAAGGACGCCAAGGGCCGCCGGCCGGAGCTCAGCAAGGAGAACCTGCGCGAGAGCCACCAGCTGATCCACGACGCGGAGGCGATCCTGATCATGGACCTGTCCGATCTGAACGACTACCAGTCGAACCGGATCCTCAAGGTGGACAAAAACAAGGACGGCCCCTGCTGCCGGATGCTGCTGCGCTTCGACGCGAAGCACATGCGGTTTTCCTACCAGCCGCCCGTCGAGGACAGCGAGACGCAGGCCTCCCGCGAACGGATCGAGGCCATGGACCGCAACCGCGAGGCCCGGAACGCGAAAGCCGCCCGGGAGCGCCGGGCGCGGGAGGACCAGGAGAGCGCGTTCCGGGAGCTGGAAGGCGGGAAAGGAGATGACCTGCCATTCTGAACGGAGAGCCTGAGATCGGCGACAAGATCCGGTTCATCCCCTGCGCGAACACCGACCACAGCGCTTCGTTCGGCGAGGTGCTGCTGACGGAGGTCACCGGGACGATCATGCAGATCCACGAGGAGCACCGCTGGTTCCGCTGCGTGTACGAGCGCGGGAGCCTGCATGGCTTTGAGTGCTTCAAATACTGAGACAGAGGTGAGACAAGTGAAAGAGCCCATCCGCATCGATGACTGCGTCATCGACCGCAGCGAGATCGCGGCGATCCTCCGGCAGGAGGGCCGCGTGATCGTGTTTCTCAAATCCGGCAAGACGATCAACATGCCGGACACGCTGACCAGCGAGGAGCTGGACGAGATCGCCGGCATGGCGACGGAATAAACCCCAAAACCCAAACACACAAAGAAAGAGGGATTGAATTGAAAACCATCGCAATCTGCAACCTGAAGGGCGGCGTCGCCAAAACCACGACGGCCGTCAATCTCGCGGCGATCCTCGCCGCCGACTTCAAAAAGCACGTTCTGGTCGTGGACGCGGACAGCCAGGGCAACGCCACGTCGTTCCTCGGCGGGGACCGGGATCTGACCGGCATGGCCTCGCTGCTCCGCGGGGAGATCTGCGGCGGGACTCCGCTGGAGCTGCAGCGGACGAACGTCGAGGGCGTGCGGCTGGTCTCCGGCTCGGCCGAGCTGATGGACCTCGACCTCACGAAGGCCGGGGACGGCAGCGCCGACGTGCAGTGCCTGCGGAAGCTGCGCAGGATGCTCGAGGAAAGCTACGAGACGGAGCCGGAGGAGCTCGCCCCGATCCTCTACGGCGAGAAGGCCGACTTCATGCTGATCGACTGCCCGCCGGCGTTCAACGCGGCCTCGGCCGCGGCTCTGATCGCGGCGGACGAGGTCCTGATCCCGGTCAAGCTCGACGCCTTCGCGCTCGAGGGCATGGCGAACCTGCTGCAGCAGATCGCCAACATGCGGAAGATCAACCCGCGGCTGCAGGTGCTGGGCGTGCTGCCGGTCATGTGGTACCGATCGGAGACGATCCTCAAGGCCGAGCGCGCCCTGCGCGGCGCGGGGCTGCGGGTCCTGCCGCGGATCCGGCGCTCGGACCGCGTGGACGACATGACCTACGCGCAGGCGCCGCTGATCGTCTGCTCCCCGCGCTCGGGACCCTGCCGGGACTACCGCAATCTCGCCACCTGGCTGCTGGCGCGCGACCGGCGCGACCGGAACTTCCCGGACAGCGACGCGTGTGACGCGGAGCCGCTGCGGGGCCACAGCATGGTCCCGGTCGCACGGCGGCCGGGGCGGCCCGTGAAAGGAGGCGCGCAGCATGGCTAAAACAAAAGGATTCGACCTCGCCGCGGTGCTCGGCGGCGTGTCCGATTTGAACACCGAGGAGCAGATCGTCCGGCTGCCGATCGATCTGATTGATCCGGATCCGGAGAACTTCTACTCGCTGGAGGGCCTGGACGCGCTCGCCGGAAACATCGAGCTCATGGGCCTGCTGGACCCGATCCGGGTCCGTCCGAACGGCGAGCGCTACACCGTCGTCTCCGGGCACCGGAGGCGGGCGGCGATCCTGCTGATCCGCGACGGCGGGAGCCGGCAGTTCGAGGGCGGCGTGCCCTGCATCGTGGAGTACGGCGAGGCGAGCGCCGCCATGCGGCGGCTGCGGCTGATCTACGCCAACGCCAACACCCGGCAGCTCACGAGTGCGGAGCAAAGCCGCCAGGCCGAGGAGGTCACGCGGCTGCTCTACGAGCTCCAGGCGCAGGGCGTGGAGTTCCCGGGCCGGATGCGCGACCATGTAGCGCAGGCCTGCGGCGTGGCGAAGAGCAAGATCGCCCGGCTGCACGCGATCCGCGAGAACCTGGCCGCTCCCCTGCTGGCCTACTACGACGAGGGCATGATGGTCGAGGACGTGGCCTATCAGCTCAGCCGGTTCCCGGAGGAGATCCAGCTCGCGCTCAGCGACAAGCTCGCCGACGGAAAGAAGCGGAAGATGCCGATCGGCTCGACGGTCGACGCCGTGTGGCGGAACCTGGACGAGCTCCAGAAGCCAATAAGCTGCCGCGCCCACGCCGGCGGGCCGGCGTGCCACCACCAGACCGAGAAGATTGTGTTCTCCCTGCTGCGGCCGTACTCCTGGCAGATCTGCGATTCGGGCAAGTGCTGCCTCGACTGCTGGCACGCGAAGGAGGGCTGCAGCGGCGCCTGCCGCGAGGCCCGGGACCGCGCGAAGCTGGACAAGGCCGTGGAGGAAGAGAAGAAAAAGCAGCGGGAGACAGAGGCGGAGATCGCGCAGCGCGTGCTGAAAAAACGGATCCGGGAGCGCGCGGAAGCGCTGCTGCCCTACGCCGAGAAGGCGGGCCTGGACGACAAGGCACGGATCTCGACCGACTACCGGAGCGCGACGGTCGGGCAGCTGCGGCAATGGGCCGCGGGCGAGTTCGGGGAGTCCCACTTCTACGGCGACGAGTGCGTGCGGCCCGGACAGTCGAAGGACGCGATCGACATGGCGAAGAAGCTCGGCTGCAGCCTGGAGCTCGCGCTCGGCGTGCGTGAGTGGACAGCGCCGCCGAAGGCCGCGGACACCGCGCCCGCGTGGCGCGACGGGACGCCGGAGCGGACCGGCTGGTACGCGGTCCGGCTGCTGTTTCTCGGGAAGCCGCTGTTCGCGCCCCGGGTGTTCTGGTGGAACGGCGAGGCCTGGGTGCAGAAGGACGAGGACGAAAAGGAGCGGACGATCGACCGGGCCTGCGAGATCATCTGCTGGCATGCGCTGCCAGAGGAGGGCGAGACATGATCGACTACACGCTGCGGGAATGCCCCTTTTGCGGAAACCCCGCCGAGGTCGTGGAGGGCAAACCATACGAATGGAATCCCCGTGGCCGTGTGCTGGTTATCCGCTGCAGCAACGAGTGGTGCAGGATGCACAACGTCGACGCTTTCAGCTTCACAGCAGATCTTACGTCGCCGCGTCTGATGGCGCTGGAGGACTGGAACAGGAGAAAACGTAAGAACCGGTTAACGTGGGAGGGTCGGCATGAAGATTGACATCATGTGCAGTTGCTGCGGGAACCATGAGACGGTTTCCAACAGGACGGTCTCCAACTCCATCGACCTGATCAAGCGAGGCTGGGGCAGCTGCGGATCCGCGCTGTACTGCCCGGAATGCACCCGGACATGGAAAGAGCGCAACGGCGACCGTCCGATGGCAGACGAGAGAAACACGTTTTTCGTGATTCTGAACCTGTTCATGGACGCACTGAGGGAGGCGGACACATGAATTCTGAATACTACCGCATTCTTTTCCATGACATTGTCCTGGCCGATCACATGACGCTCGGCACGGCTCTGATCCTCCTGGAGGCGCTGTTCCAGAAGTTCTACAACGAGCCGGGCGGGCAGTATGTTGTCGAGAAGGTGACGGAAGAGGAGGCGCATCCATGAGCCGGAAGAACCAGACCCTGCTCCTCGCGGAGCGGACCGGCTGGTACGCAGTGAAGGTCGGTTTTTTCAGCACCGAGGTCGCGCAGCCGCGCGTGTTCTGGTGGACGGGCGAGGAATGGCTGCGGGATCGGGAGAAAAACCTGCCGATCGACCGGGCGTTCAAGGTCAAGGGCTGGCTGGCTCTGCCGGAGGAGGAGGGGTGAGCATGGGAGTTTATATCGAGGCCATGGAGATGCCGAATAATGGCGAAACAATAACGATAACAATCTGTGGTGACGGGATTGTGTTTGAAGAAGGGAAAGAGCCAGGAAGCGT